ATGATTTTCTATCAATTTTATATATTTCCTGCGGAAACTCTGCTGTAGGATCTGGTGTGCCTAATGGATTTACCTGCTGAGATGTAGTTGTTGTAGTATCTTGAGTCGTTGTATTTGGATCGTTCATCGTGATCGTATTACCCATTCCATTACCATGAACTGTGCAGTAATATCTAAGATCATTAGGAGCAGATGGATATGCTGGTTGATAAGTTACTGTAGCTCCTGCATTTCCAGCGGTTCCAGATACAGTTGTTGTTTGAGATCCTCCTGCATCAGATTTTATTGCTAAAGGATGTCCACTGTTTGAAGAATCTGATTGGTCAAAGATATAAGTTGAACCACGTTTCATTGTGATAACTGGATTATTTACACCATTAATCCTAAAAATATTGCCACTGCCAGGATTATGAACAGTAACAGTATAAGTTACAGTTTCGGCATCAGCAGGGTCAGCAATCGTTGTTGTAGTTGTTGTAGTGCTCGTAGTCACAGGAAAGTTAACAGCATCAAGATAACGTGCCAAAGTTCTAATCCTTGTCACAGTAGCTCCTGTTAAATCATTTCCTGTTGTTACCTGATTTACATTTAACAAGATAGCTGTAATAGTTCCAAGAGCATTACTAATAGTCAAAGTAGGTCTGGGAAGTTGACCTTTTTGAAAAGCAAAGCCTTCTGCCTGTATTGGCATCTTTATATATTGATTACCAGCCCAAATAATATCTCCATTAGCATTTAAACTCGTTCCATTATGAAATCTATAAGTCTGTGCAGAACCATGCAAAGTTGCATCTGTTGTTAATGTAAATAATTCAATTATTGCTGAAGGGTTGATCTTTTGTAGATCAGTAATAATCGGAGCAGTACTCATGGTTCAAATACTTCTCTAAATGTTGTCTGAATCGTTGCTCTATTGTTATATGGTATAGATTTTGACCAATTTTCGCAAACAAATTTCTGTGCAGTAGCTTCTCCAGGTGCAGTAAAATCAAAGCTGGCACTATCGTTTGCACGGGCATCAAGGAAGGTTTCTATTTCGTCTGCTTCCACTTCAGAGACATTAAAAGTGAAATTATAAACTTTTGGATTTTGATGTTCTGCTAATCCAAATAAAATTCTGTGTTCAAACCCATCAGCAAAACGGATTGTTCTAGTTAATGGTGCGGATCTTTTTTGTTGCCCATAAACAGGCTTGATCGAGGGAAACGTAGCCATTATGCAAGTAAACCTCCTGGTCTTTGTTGCTGTATTATTTCAGATTGTACTGCAACTGATATAAGCCGACCAAGTTCTCTTCCTTGTGTCTCATCTCCTTCAACAGAAGAACCAGAGGCATCTACGTTTACAACTATATTTGTATTACCCATGCTGCCTAACTGATGATTTGGAATTATTGTGCCTGGCCTGTCTGGAACAAATAATTCAGCACCTCTTTCTCCCACGATTGAAGCTTTACCAACAGGAGGTCTACCACCATTAGCAAAACCAATAGCTCCTAATAACCCACCTGTTACAGATCCACCTCCAAAGTTTCCAAATATTGCCATGTTTAAGAAAGCATCAGCAATTTTATTAGTGACATTTCTCAAAACATCATTTAATGATTGTGTGCCCTTTATCAATCCTTTAATTCCATTTCCTATATCTTGTGTAATTGTATTTGCAAGTCGTTCAAAAGAATCTTCAATAATTGCTACATTATCGGCTAATTTTTTAGCTTCGTTATTTTGTTCTATAAGCTGTCTTACATTTATTTTACCTGTAGCTATTTGTTTCAATTCTTCTCCAGTAGCAGCTTCTTCAAATTCTTTAATTTGTTTTCTTATTTCAGCTTCTTTTGTTCCAAACATTACTATTGCATCATATTGAAGTGTTTGTTCAACAAGAGCTTCTAATTTACTTTCTTCTGCTTTGGCGGACTTTTGTGAAAGTTGATCTGTTTTTGTTAAACCTGTAGTTAAATCAGGAGAATTTTTATCAATAATATCTTCAGAAAGTTTAGTTAATATTTTTTGTTGTAGCTCTCGATTACCGAAAGCTGTATTAATAATAGGAATGTTTTTTAATATTGGTGTATTACCAAAAGCTGATGCTTGTTGGTTTGCCTGTGCTTGTGCATTTCTAAAAGCTGTTGGATCTAAATTAAAAGCAGCCCTTTGAATTGCAGCAGAATTAATTTGCTGAACAATTCCTTTAACCAAATTTAAAATAACTACAAAAGCAGGTGCTAATTCACTACTAATTTGTAAGAACAATTTAGAAGTTTCTCTTTGTAATTCATCAAATGCAGTATCTAAATCTTGTAAGTTTTTAACGCCTTTTGAGCCAATAAGTTCAGCAAACTTTTGTGTAACAAGAGCCTCTGCTTCTCTTGCCTTTCCAAGCTCTAATAAACTTGCTACTTGTTTTTTAGTTGATTCATCTACTGCAAAACCTAATTCTTCTAATTTTTCTAAACCTAAATTTGCATCTTTAAGAGCATTACCAACTTCTCTTGCACTATCACTAAACTTTTGAATAGAGCCAATAAGAGCAGTAGCAGCAATAGAACCAGCAAAACCACCTCCAGGACTTATAGCTTCTCCAATGCCACCACCTAATGCACCAGCACCAGCTTGAAGAATACCTCCACCAAATAACAGAGGAAAACCACCACCAATTAAAGCACTTTGAGCAATTCTTCCTCTTCGCCTTTGCATTTTTTCTTCCATTGTTAAGTTTCTTTGAGTCTCTATATTTATTTGTTTAGCAAGTTCTAATTCTCTTTTATCTAACTGAACTCCTGATCTTTTTAAATTATTTATTAATTGATTTTTTGTAGTTTGATTTAATGTAGAATCTTGTATTCTTCTTTCTATATTTAAAGTTTGCTCTTTAATAGCTTTAACTCGTTGTGCTGTTCTTTGATTATTTTTATTTCGATTTTTCTTGTCTGTAACACCACTAGCTTTATCTGCTGCTTCTTGAATTGAAGCATTAATTTTTAACTGCTCTCCAATCGCTTTATTTATTTGTAAAAATTCTTTTGAATTTACTTCAGCTAGTTCCAACATTCCGTTAAGAATGTTCATAGCTTGATTTCCTGCGAGTATAGTTCTCGGAAACTCTCTTATTTCTTTTAATCTAATTCCAACATTTCCTGCACCACCTTTTAAAGCCTCACGATTACCACTTGCTCCTGCAAAAGCAGCAGCTTCCATTCTCATTTTTTTAAGATTACCAGCAATTAAAGAAGTTGCTCTTTCTTGTCTATCTGCTGCACTATTAGCAGCATTAAATGATTTTGTAACTAAACTAAGCTGACTATTTACCTTTGCTATTGAATTACCAAAACCAGAACTTCTACTGGAATCAAATAATTTATCAACTATCTTAGTTCCTTTTTGTACTTCTTTTTTTAATTTTTCTACTGCTCTTTGTGCTGGAGAAGTATTTAATTTTACTTTCTTGCTACTTAACTTATTTATAATTCCTTCTAATTTTTCTATCTTTTTGAGAGACTTGTTTAATTGAGTCTCTACAGTTTTTATTCTTAGCGTTAAATCCTTCTGTGCCATTTCGACCTAATTACACAAACTTATATTCTATTCTACCTTGATTTGCGTATAACGCTTCTATTTTGAACCTTATCCATTTCTTTTTTCTCTTGTTCATTTTTTAATTCATAAAATGCAGCCCACCCTACCATTTCTTCTATAGTCAACCTTTCACATAATTCACTAACAGATTTTTTTAATTCATTAGCTAATGAATATATAAACATCCAATCAGGATTCGCTTTTCAAATCGGCTTTTGCCTGTTCAACCTCCTTATCAGAACCAGCTTCTAACATAGCTAGTTGTATTTCTTGCAGAACAGTAGCAGCAACTTCTCTTCTTAAAGATGCTTTATCGCCATCAGCAAATAATCTTTTACCATCTTTATCTAATGCTTTTTCAATCATTAACATTAAAGCAAAATCATTAGTGTCATTAGCATTTGATTTTTTAGTTATTGATTCTCTTTCAGCAATAGTTAATGGATGCCAATAAACAGTAAGTAAAACTTCGTCATCATCCATGATGTCATATTTATAAAGCTGGCTTACACCAAACTTGTTTTTAAGAAGATCAACTGCTCTAGTCATGTTATTGTATAGCTATTAGAAGTATATCAGCTATTAGCAAAAAAAGCACAAGATACAATTCCTAAAAAATGTGAACGATCTTCAATTTCTACAGGAATAATTCCACTTATTTCTCCTACTGTGGGAGAACAAGAAAATGGATCTGAATAATTAGAAGCATTTATAGAAGTCAAACCATCTATTACAGCTTCTCCTATGGTAGATAAAACAGAAGAACCTTTATTTTTTGGAACATAAATATTACATTGAATTGCACCAGAATAATAATCTGATGCTGCACCTTGAGCTTGTATTGTTGATTGAGTAAATGTGATTGAAGTACTTATATATTTTTTTGTCTTTCCAGGTGTTGTAAAATTTACATTATCATAAGTAATAATTACAGTATTATCTGCTGCTACAACTGCATCAGTAATAGCTTTTTCAAAAGCTGCTCTTGCGTTAACTAAACTCATAATTTTCTATATTTTGAACCTAATGCTGGAGCACTTCTGCCACCTTCAGTATCTTTATAAAGAACCTGACTATCAGCTACCCTTACATCTGGTCGATTCATACTGCCACCAAATACAAATTCAACAACCTTTTCTATTTCTGTTAAATATCCAATTATATTGCTAGTAGGAGATCCTAATGCTTGTCTAGCATATTCGGCTCTGTTACCTATAAATACTGTTTCTCCAAACTGAAAATTTCTATCAAGAGGGTATCTTTCACGAATTTCGGGTTCTGTTTTAATACCATTATCCCTATCTTTTTTAATCTGAGTCCACGGAGCAATTCTTTTCTCATTTGATAAAGGTCTATAAGTGTTTGCTTGCCAACTAGAAGCAAAAAAACCAGTATATTGAGGACTTTCTGCTGGTAAATCTGATAAAATTTTTCCTATTAAATTATTAAATTGAGTATTTAATTCTCTTTTAGTTTGTTTTCTTATAGAATCTGTTACTGGAGTTTTACTCATTAGAACCTCCCACGGATAGTGAACAAATAAGTTTGTCCACCTTGTAATGTACTTATATTAACTATCTTTGCCACTCTAGTTGATCCTGCGTAAGTTAATGTAATCTCATCATCAAGATCAGGTTGATTATCTCCAATAAGATCAGGTGTTATATAAGTTCTAAATTCTCTCATCTCTTTACCTAAATCTTCTTCTGATCTAATAAATTCAATAGGAGCATCAAAACTATAGCTAGTGTCTGTTGTTGTATAGACACCTGTACTTGTGTTATAGCTTCCTGATGCTTTTTTTGTATAAGTAATAGTTGAATCTAAAGAAGCTCCAAG